TGTGATGCATGGTAGATATAATGGGAATGCAACGGTAGGATGGACAGGTGGACCTAAGGAAAAGAGAGAAGTTGGTGATAAATGGATTGATGCAGATGGGAAAGAGTGGGAACAACATGATGGGTTTATTTCAAGAGTTACACAATATGATGAGGCTAGAAATTATTTAAACTCATTATCAGTGTGTAAAGCAAAGGATTGTAAAACAATAAATCCAAAAGGAGCAAATTTACGTTTTATAAAACAAACAGGATTTTGTATTAATTGTTTAGTAGATCGTGAAGCAAAATTAAAACAAATGAATTTATTTAAACCATATGAAAATTGGAAAATAAATTCAAACGCATTAGCAACATTCAAAGATGATTTAGCAAAATTTGAACAAGCTAGAAAAGATGCAGATACAGTCCCATCATTTGCTAACGCAGATGGTACAATTGAAAGATGGAGTATTGAGGGTGATATTGAAAAAGTAAAAAAAGATTTAGATAGTGATATTAAAAATATAAAAAAATTAATAACAAAGTTCCAAATTGCAGTAGACAAAGATTGGGACACAATAAAAGAGGTATACAATGAAATTTTTGAACATTAAGAACATCGCAATTGCAGTATTAATTGTAATCGTATTATTAGAATATTTTAATCCAGGTGGAAAAATGCCAGGAAGAACCGTTAGAATTGATGGTAAAAAATATGAAGTAATTAAACATGATATAGATACATTTGAAGTAGTTAAAACTAAAGTAGTAACTAAGAAAGGAGCAGATATTTATCATGAAACAATTGTTGAAAAGGAAGTAATTATTCCTGCAGTAGTAGATACAGCTGCACTATTAAAAGATTACTATTCAAAAGTATTATATAAGGATGTGTTAGTATTGCCTGATTCATTAGGAACTGTGGCTGTAACTGATACAATTTCACAAAACAAAATCTTAGGTAGAACATTTGATGCAAAAGTTAAAGAAAGAACTATTAAAGAAACTATGATTGTTAAAGAATTACCTAAAATGCAAGTATACTATGGTTTCAATGGTGGCTTTAATAAAGCAGATGTAGTATCACATGTTGGTGCTGGTGTAATCCTTAAAACTAAAAAAGATAAAATTTATCAATTAGGAGCAGGCGTAGCAAATAGAACTACCGATGGAACTAATGGAACATTATCACCATATGTTGGTGCTGGTGTTTATTGGAAGATTAAGTTCAAAAAATAATGAATACTCCCCAAAAATCCCTAAAGGATGTAATTAAGGAACAATATCAAAAGTGTGCGGGTGATCCTGTATACTTTATGAAAAAATATTGTAAGATTCAACATCCGATGAGAGGAAAGATACCATTTGAATTGTATCCTTTCCAAGAAGATGCGTTAACGGATTTCGCAAATAATAGATATAACATTGTACTGAAATCTCGTCAGTTAGGTATCTCAACTTTAGTGGCGGGATACGCTTTATGGAGAATGATATTCCAAGAAGATTTCAACGTACTTATTATTGCGAACAAACAAGATGTTGCAAAGAACTTAGTATTAAAAGTTAGAACGATGAACCAACTCCTACCTGTATGGTTAAGAGTCGCAGAATCGGAAGATAACAAACTTTCCCTTCGTTTAAAAAATGGTTCTCAAATCAAAGCTGTATCTTCAAAACCTGACTCTGGTCGTTCTGAAGCCCTATCACTATTGGTATTTGATGAGGCCGCATTCATTGATTATATTGATGAGATATGGACTGGTACTCAATTAACGCTTGCTACGGGTGGTGATTGTATTGCACTTTCTACTCCTAATGGTGTTGGTAACTGGTTTCATAGAATGTGGGTTGGTGCAGAAAATGGACAAAATCTATTCAATCCAATCAAACTTCACTGGACCGTTCATCCTGATAGAGATCAAAGTTGGAGAGATGAACAAACACAACAATTAGGTGAAAAACAAGCAGCACAAGAGTGTGATTGTGATTTCATTAGTTCTGGTGATAATGTTATTGATGGTGAATTACTACAATGGTATACGGATAATTACATAAAAGATCCTGAAGAAAAGAGAGGATTTGATAATAATTTATGGGTTTGGAATAGACCGGATTATACAAAAACATATGTAGTAACAGCCGATGTAGCAAGAGGAGATGGTGCAGATTATTCTGCATTCCATGTAATTGATATTGAATCTATGGAACAGGTAGCAGAATACAAAGGAAAATTAGATCCAAAAGATTTTGCTAATTTATTAATAAGTGTAGCTACGGATTACAATGATGCATTACTAATTGTAGATAATGCAAACATCGGATGGGCAACAATACAACAAATATTAGATAGAGATTATAGAAATTTATTTTGGCAACCAAAAGATATTCAGTATGTTGATGTAGATACCCAATTTACAAACAAATATTATAGAGAACAAAAACAGATGATTCCTGGTTTTACAATTACAACCAGAACTCGTCCTATGATTGTTTCTAAGATAGATGCTTATATGAAGGATAAATCCGTTGTAATAAGGTCTAAGAGAACGATAGATGAGTTATTTACCTTTGTATGGTCTAATGGTAGAGCAGAGGCTGCAAGGGGTTATAATGATGATTTAACTATGGCGTTAGGTATTGGATTGTGGGTTAGAGATACAGCATTAAGATTACAAGGAGAAAGAGTGGGTATGAGTAGAAGTGCATTAAACGGATTCCAAAAAAGTGAATATAATGCATTGTATACAAACGATGATTTAAAAGTTGATCCTTATCAAATGCAAGTTAATAAAGATGATTTTGAAGACTTGAGGTGGTTAATTAGATAAGTTGATATTTATATATTGTATAATAATAGGAAAAAAGTATGAAGAAAAGTTTTTTATATGAATTTTTTGGTTTACCTTTAAGTAGGAAATCAATAACTATGGAAAATGGTCAAGAAATTGAATTAGGTAAAATTTATAATGGGACCGGTTTTGGTAAAGTGACCGAAGAAGTTGATGATGATTGGACGGATGAGTATGATGTAGAGAATGAATATGATATGGATGATTTCATTTCTTTTATGAAAACTAAAATGAAAGAAAAGGAAATGTATAGTGAATCTACATTAGAGGAAGCGGAATATCAAGGTAGAAAAGTTCCATTGGGTAAACCAATGAGGGGAGATGTTAAGAAATTTAAAGTATATGTTAAGAACCCTGCAGGTAGAGTTGTTAAGGTAAACTTTGGTGACCCAAATATGAGAATCAAAAAGTCAAATCCTGAAAGAAGAAAATCTTTTAGAGCAAGACATAATTGTGATAATCCGGGTCCAAGAACAAAAGCAAGATATTGGTCTTGTAGAAAATGGTAAAATAAATTATGGCAGATACTACAATATACGGAAGGCTTAAAAAGCTGTTCTCTACAACTACAATGGTTCGTAGAACAGCAGATGGTAAGATTAGAGTAATTGATTTTGATGAAACACAGGCTATCGCTACTAACCTTAGAGATAGATACACTCGTCTTCATTCATCATCTATGAACTCTACTTATGAGAATTATTTGGCGTATCAACAAATAAGACAAGAATTATTTAGAGATTACGATTCAATGGATATGGATCCGATTATTGGTGCAGCATTAGATATTTACGCAGATGAATCAACCGCTAGAAATGAATTTGGTAGAGTAGTAGAAATTAAAACTAACAACGAACAAATAAAAGAATTATTAGATAATTTATTTTATGATGTTTTAAATGTTGATTTTAATTTATGGCCTTGGACAAGAAACTTAGTTAAATATGGTGATTTCTTTTTACATTTAGAAATTGCAGATAAATTAGGTATAGTAGGTGTTCAACCATTATCAGCATATGAAATTACAAGAGTTGAAGGATTTGATCCAAACAATTGGCAGGCTGTAAAGTTTGTGCATACTCCATTAGCAACAAAATCTATGTTTGTTGCTGGTCAAAAACAAGAATATGAAAACTATGAAATGGCACACTTTAGATTATTAAGTGATACCAATTTCTTACCTTACGGAAAATCATTTTTAGAAAGTGCAAGAAGATTGTGGAAACAATTATCTTTGATGGAAGATGCTATGATTATTCATAGAATTGTAAGAGCACCACAAAAAAGAATTTTTAAAATAGATGTGGGTGGTATTCCACCAAATGAAGTTGATCAATATGTTCAAAGAATAATCAACAAATCTAAAAAAACTCCATATATTAACTCGACAACAGGTGAATATAATTTAAAATATAATATTCAAAACTTAATGGAGGATTTCTATTTACCAGTAAGAGGTAGTGATAGTGGAACTGAAATCTCAAATTTAGATGGATTAGAATATTCTCCTATTGAAGATATCGATTACTTAAAGAACAAAATGTTTGCAGCTTTAAAAATACCAAAACAACATTTGGGATATATTGAAGATGGTAACTCAAAAGCAACATTAGCTGGTCAAGATATGAGATTTGCAAAAACAATCGAAAGATTACAAAGAATTGTAGTTGATGGATTAGAAAAAATTGCAATTGCTCATTTATACGCACAGGGTATTGATGATACGGAATTAACTAATTTTGAATTAAGTTTAACACTACCATCAGTAATATACGAACAAGAAAAAGTAAATCTTTGGACAGCTAAAATTGAATTAATCCAAAAAATGGATCAATTAAAAGTTATATCTAAAGATTGGATGTATAAAAATATTCTTAATTTTACATTTGAAGAAGCAGAACTACAAAGAGAAGCATTAAAGGATGATGCTAAATTGACATTCGTATTAAATAACTTAGAACAAACTGGAACAGAGAAACCACAAGATCAACAAGGAATGTTAGGACAACAACCTGCATTAGGTACTGATGAAGAAGGGAATCCTATGGATGTTCAACAAGGTGAAGAACAACCACAAGAAGAACCACAACCAGAAGGACAACCTTTGGATATTGAGGATCAACTTTCCTCTTTAGAAAAAGAATTAGGAATGGATGGTGAAGTAGAAGAAAGTGCAAAACCAGTTGGAAGACCATCATCTCATACTACTTATGGTAAAGATAAATCACCATTTGGTAGAGATCCGTTGGGGAAAAAAGATTGGAAAAATCAAAGTAAAAATGAAAACTATATAGAAATGATTAAAAAATCCATTAAAAAAAGTGGAAAACAAATAATTAGAGAAGGAAATTCTATGATGGATGAACAAAATATCATAGAAAATTAGTTCTTATTTTAAGAGTATATATTTATAAATGGATTAATGTATATAAATGAAACAAATTAAACATTCAAAATTTAGAAACACAGGCTTCCTTTTCGAATTACTTGTAAGACAAGTAACCTCAGATATTTTAAATAATAGAAAAGGTATCGCAGAAGGATTATTAAAAAAATACTTTAATTCAAAGACAGAATTGTCTAACGAATTAAAACTTTACCAATTTATTGTATCTGAAAAATATAATAATGAGAATAGAGCTGAAAAGTTTGTAGATGCGGTAATTGATAGTAGAGCTAAATTAGACGAAAAGAAAATCTTAAAAGAGAAATATAATCTAATTAAAGAAATTAAAGATAATTACTCTATTGATGAGTTTTTACGTTCTCAAATACCAAACTATAAAGTATTAGCATCAGTATATAAAATATTTGAATACAAGATTAATACTGAACAAAATTACGATCCAAAAGATTTTATTAATACAAAATATACATTAGTAGAGCATTTAACTGGAAAAGTCAATAATACAAAAGCAATTACTGAATCAACAATTCAAACTGAACTTAAAAAAGAAGATGAAGAAATTCGTTTGTTGACTTATAATGTATTAATAGAAAACTTTAATAAAAAATACAAAAATCTTAATGAACAACAAAAAGGTTTATTAAAAGAATATATTAATTCATTTACTAATTCTGACAATTTAAAGAAATATGTTGTTAATGAAGTAAAAGTTTTAGTTAAAGATTTTAAACAAATTGGTAATAAAATAACTGATAAAGTTACAAAAATTAAATTGGCAGAAACAATTAACCAATTATCTAAAATAGCTAGTAGTAGTAAAATCAAAGATAATCATATCACATCTTTAATTATGTGTTATGAATTACAAAAGGAGTTAAAGGATGTCACAACAACTATCCGAAAAACAACTATCTAAATTAAAAGAAACTATTCGTAAAAGAATTAGAGAATTTACAGGAACTGCAAGTATAGCAGGATACGATACTCCCCATGCTTTTGGCAAAGATACTAAAGGTGATATAAAACGTAAAGTTAAATCATCAGGTACAGGATTTGAATATGCTAAAAGTATATCTGAAAATCGTTGGTTAGAATTGAAAAAAGATGAGACAAGAACTCCATCTCAAAAAGTTTCACATGGTATTAGAGAATTAAAAAATCAATTAGCAGAAATTGAAAAATTTGTAGGTTGGTATAATAGATTAAGAAGTGAAAATAATTTGGGAAAAAATGATTTCTTTAAAAGAACTAACACAAATATTTATAGAATCAAAGAACGAATTATAAAAATAGCTAACTCTATACAAGAGATTGATAAATCAGAAAATGAAGAAAATATAGAGGAAGTAGATTCTAAAAAACCAGGCGCATTAGAAAAATACGCAGTTACAGCTACACCAAAAGGTAGTAATCCTAATGCAAAAAGGGTAACATTAACAAAACCGGCACCTAAAGCAACTGCACAAACACAAGCAGATAGTTTTAGAAAAATGGATAAATATCAAACAATAAGATTAAAAAAGGCATAATATGAAATTATCAGGATTAGTACCAATGCAA